TATAGTTGAACTTCATCACAAAAAGGACGTCATTGACGGAGCGAATGAACATATACCGGGTGTCATTTAGATCTTCTGCAATCGTCGTGGTCCATAGACCTGGACTGGCTGAGCTGGCTTTAGCTATGGATTTATCTCCACCAACTACACCGACAAAGTTTCCCTTATGGGTGGTCAGGTATTTAAAGATTGGTACCGAAGTTCCGTCAGATCCAATCAAAGTCCATGCGGTTCTTTCCTCAAGGGAATCAAAGCTGTAATAGACCGGTGATTTATAGTACCACCAGCTGACTACACCAGAGCCTCTATCCATATCATAAGCACCACAGGTCATGGCGTTTTGCGCTCCGGCGCAGTATCCGGAATTGTGCCAGGTGATTCCATCGAAGGATGCGATGATATTAGCAAGACCTACAATTTTAGCTAAAAACACACCATTGCCCGAATAAAGAATCTCTGGTTGGCCATAGCCCCACCAAGGAACGCTTACAACAGTCCACTGTTTGGTAGTCTTGTTCCAGTAGGACATATAAGGTGTTTTTGCATCGTAAACTGCTATCTTTGCATTGCCATTGTCATAGACATTGATTTGCCTTTCACTGCCATACTGGGTATAGCCAAAGTCGTTATAATATTTCTTGGACCAGCCCAAAGTTGGGATGGTGAAGAGAACTTCTCCACGCCCTCCAAAGGCTGTCCAGATGGCTAAGGTATTATTAAAAATAGGATCATAGCTCATGGATTCAGCCCTCCTTTAAGCTTTCGTTACGCTGGTAATTCTGCCACCACTATCAACGGTGTAGTTGTAAGTTGCTGTTGTTCCATCCGCATATTCAATAAAGAAGCTCATCATATCTACTGTTAAAGTGGAGACTTCCTTCAAGAGTAGCTCCGAGAAAATGTTATCGAGGGTTATACTGGTGATCCTGCCGCCACTGTCAGTGGTGTATTGATACTGGGCATGATACTGATGGGTATCGCCTTTTTCCACAGTGTAGGTCACATCAATGGTGATTTCATTCACCACTAGATTGGAAACGATGGTATAGGATACTCCCAGATCATTGACCTGAGATTGGATATCGTCCACCGAACTTCCCACATTATTAAGAGAACTTTCAATCCGATAAAAGGTATCTGAAATGCTTGGCCTGTACCGTCCAACTTCCACCCGAATGTTGTACCGGTAAAATGGATTGTATTCCAATGAGATGATCCTGGTCTTCACATTAATCCCTAAGGGGTAGAAGATGATGTGCACATTATCGCCTACAGCTAAATCCATCAACTTAAAAAAGGAAATGTCATAAGATGAAGCATTCTCTCTGGAATCATGAGATACAGCCACATTAGTAACGTTCTTTGAACCCATCACAGGGATATAGTCAGTGGAGCCTCTATGACTACGAATATTGATATTATAGCCATCGTACTCAATCTCACCACCAAGGATGGCGATGTACTGCATGAGTGCAGCTCGCCTAGAAACCTTCTGATTTATTTTCATAGTGATACTTTCTGTAAAATCCACCACCCCCGCAGTAAAGGGAGTTCCCACAAGAAGCTGAGACAATCCCGTAGCTGGATCTCCAGTAAAGTCAAACTCAGTGATGTTATACATCTCGTGATTGAGCAGGTAGGAAACATGTTCACAAAGGACAGAGCAGGTAGGGAGGCTCCCTTGAATTGATTTACCAATCTGGACAATTTCAAAATACTGATTATCTAGTTTTGCAATTTGCTTTGTCTTTAGTGCCAATGCAGACCGTGCCATAACACTAAAAGACAGTGTAAATTCACCATCAAGTGTTTCTCTTAAGTTTGAACTAATGACTTTCTGAATGGACTGAATCAAAGTTGCACCTGAGTATATTTCAATCAAGGGTCTGCCTCCTTTCTATTAACTTCCTGCCACACCAAGGTTTCTAACGGTGACGGTATTCTGGTTCCACTGAAGTTGGGCTATGACTCTTGTTAGAATATTTCCGTCAATGGTGAGAGGGATAGTCACATCAAAGACAGCACCTTCAGAGCCACCGAGGCTTCCAGAAACTTGAGAGTTTAGATCCAAATCAAAGTCTGTCGGGATTGCTCCTTGGATGTCTTTTCCAACACCACTCATGGCATCTGTAAAGCCTTCTCCAATACCTTCACTCATGTTGGCACCAATCCCAGCGAATACTTTGGAAGGTGAACGGATTCCAAGAACGCCTTTGACCCCTTTAACAATGCCACTGACCATGCTGTCAACTTTTCCTTTAAGCCAGCCGATCATAGAAGATATGCCATCCCATAATCCTTTGGCGATATTACGTCCTACATCCATCATGGACGGAACCGCCCTGCCAAGACCTGTGACAATGGCGGTGATAATCTGGGGTAGCTGGGCCACCAGCTGTGGAACCGCTCGGATAAGTCCTGATGCCAGCTGAATGGTTAGCTGCACGCCCATTTCGATAATCTTAGGTAGATTACTTGTGATAAAGGTAATGATGCTATTGATGATTTGCGGGAGCGCCTGAATCAAGGAAGGTAGAGAGTTTAAAAGTCCCTGTGCCAGTCCACTGATTATCTGAAATGCAGCATCAAGCACCAAGTCCAGATTATTGATTAAAGTTGTGGCAATAAGAATCACTGCTTCAACGATAGAAGGGATAAGTTCAGGCAGTGCCTCTCCAAGTCCTGTGGCAAGGGTCACAATCATGACAAGAGCCGCTTCAACCAGAGCCGGTAGATTGGTGATGATCCCGTCTACTAATGCTAGAATCAGTTGAAGTGCACCATCTGTGATTTGAGGCAAGGCTTCAATTAAACCACCTACTAGCGTCATGATTATATTGGTAGCTGCTTCAATCAGGGTAGGCAGGTTATCCAAAATCCCATTAACTAGAGCAAGAATCAAATCAGGCGCAACTTCAGCAATGGCAGAGATAAGTCCTGTGACCACTTCCAAGATCTGAGGTAGAATAATCGCGATCTGCTCCACCGTTTGTCTGGCCCCTTCTTTTAACTGCTCTGCGGCTCCCTCTTGACCGGTGATAAGTCCTGTTAGTCCATCTAGAACCATAGTGAACCCGGGAAGGAGCTGTGAGGTGATGTTGTTTTTCACGCCGGTAAAGGAGCGGGTGAGGTTATCCATGGCATCCGTGTAATTCACCGCAGCGTCTACAGATTCATCACTCATCACCAGTCCCAGCTCATTGGCTTTATTCTTAAGTGCATCGGTGCTTTCAGCAGTCTGATTTAAGAGCGCTCCAAGTTCAACTGCCGACGTTCCAAGTAAATCATTAGCAATAGCAGCTTTCTCACCTTCATCTGAGATGCCCTGAAGACCTTTAATGGTCATTTCAAAGACTTCTTCTCGGGATTTACCCTGCAAGTCTTCCATAGAAATACCTAGCCTTTGAAACTTATCAGTGGCGGAGGAACTACCATTAATGGCATCGTCCACGGTATTGTTGAGTCTTTTCATACCATTTTCGAGAGTAGAGATGCTGGCACCATTTTGTGATAAGACATAATCCCACTCTTGATATCCTTGCCTTGAAAGACCCAGTCTCTGACTTGCTTTATCGACTTCATCTCCTGCAGCTGCTGCATCATTGGCCATATCATAGAGCTTTTTACCTGCACTAACCGCTGCAGTTCCAATGGCCGCCATAGCCACACCAATTCCGGCAGCCACACCTTTCATAACTGAGCCTAGCTTTTCAAACTTACCACCGGAGTCATCTGCTACTTTAGCAGAGTCTTTGACTTCATCACCAAATTTGTCTGCCTCTTTACCGGCATCATCAAGACCATCACTGGCTGCATCAAGAGCCTTATTATTATCATCCAGCTCTTTTTCCATTTTGTTTAGGTCTGCATTTGCATTGTTAAGTTGTATCTGCCAGGCTTTTGTTCGTTTGTCATTTTCCCCAAAGGACTCAGCAGCATTATTTAGAGCGGATTCAAGGGTGGATAGTTTACTCTTTTGGGCATCAATCTCCTTGTTCAGCACTTCATTTCTTGCTGTGATGGCCTTGATGGATTTGTCTTGTTTATCAAACTGAGAAGTGACCAGATTCATTTCAGAACCTAGTACTTTAAAGTTTTGATTGATATCACGAAGAGCGCTCTTGAACTGTTTTTCACCCTCAACACCGATTTTTAGGCCGAAGTCAGACATGGTTTCACCTCCTTTGGGGCATGAAAAAAGACACTCGCAGTGGAATGCCTTAATTAGATAGTTTATTTATTCAGATTTGCAAAGGGAATTCTTCCATATTGTCTTTCAAAGTCTAAAATAAGTTTATTTTCCAGTACTATTGCGTCTTCATCCTCATGACATTCATACCAATAAATTCTGAAGTCAGAACTTTTCCTATGCTGCCATAGGTATCTTCCTCCCCAATGAGGTGCTTTATCGTTCTTTTGTCCAAAATTAAGTAATGTTCTAATCCTTACTTTTAAATCTGTTTTATATGGTTCACCATTACTTTTAAATCCTCCTGCTTTACCAATATACACAATATCTGCATTTGGAATCCAATTATCTTGCAAAATTTCTATGGAGACATTTGGATTTCTAC